ATTGGTATCTAAAAGTTTGCTCACCTTCCCAAGTTATTCCTCCTAATAATCCAATAAACGCCCCGACTATTAAATTAATAGTCCATTCCGTATAATTGAAATAATGCAATCCTACTGATACGTAATTACCTATCATCATTCCGATTAATGCGTGTTTATGGTAATTGTTTTTGATGAAGTTTTTCATAGTTATGATCTTTTAAAGAATTTACGATAAGGCACAAAAACCAAACCGATGATTAGCAAGCCCACCAATCTAATAACCTGATTGCCTTTGCCGTTTTTTGCCATGTTTTTAAAATAATCAACCGCTGATATAACCCACATTTTCATGCTTAGACTCGCAAATGTGATGCTTTCATAATCATGAAGCATGGCATCTAAATCGAGTTCCGGAATATCGCATAAGTCCTTTACAATTGTAGCTCCATCAAATCGAGTTGGATGATTACAGAAGTAATCATAGGCACTTCGATACTTAGAAATGTTTTGCCATGTATGACCTTTCAAAATCAATAGGTGTTCTATTTCTTTCCAATTTTCATGTAACACAAACTGTGATTTAAAGAAATAGAACGAGCGACTTCCTTTATAGAAATAGGCTATAATTGCAATAAGTAATACCAACCAAATCATATTAATAATTTTGAGTTATATAATCAGTTAATTGTAGATGAAGTCTCTCGTACAGTTCTTTGCCTACTTGTGCTACTCCTAAATCTTCTATCTTCATTAAGGCACTAATCCATTGACCTGCCAAAACTTCGTTTCGCACAGGAATTAGTAGATTTTCAATATAACCATGTGTTTGTTCAGAAATCTGCCCAGATAATTTAGCAAGTCTAAATTCTGCCGAAATTTTTGCATACGCATTAATACCGTCCTGTGTTCTTTTTATGTATAATTGCGTTTCTAGTTCTAAAGATTCAGCTGCCGTATCATTCGGAAAATTAAAATCCGTTTCTTGAATAGTGCCTCCACTTTTTAGAAAATCAATATACTGTTTCTCTGTGACTTCGACGTTATTAGCGTCAATATATCGGTTGTGTTTAGTTCTAAAAATCATAATTATAACGGTAAAAATTTATTAATGAATCCATAATCGCCAAGCCTCATGTTTGTTGGAGTCGCATTGTTGTTTATGTACATAATTTGTTGTAAAAAACCCCCTGAAGTTGGTAAATTAGTAGTTAAGTTATAAATAGAACTCGCCAAAACAACTCCCGTTGCAAGTGTTCGTCTAAAAATTTGTACGTCGTAATCACTTGCACTTCTTTTAGTTAAAAAGAATCTATATTTATACAAGTTACTATTTGCGAGAAAGTTTGCTCCTAAGTCAATAGTGGTAGCGGTTCCTGCGTTATCATTATGAACGATGTGCAAGTTGTTTGAAGTTGCTAATTTTGCAACATAAATACATTCAGTATGTACACTTGGGTCATTGTTGGTAGGAAATGCAAATTGATAGTTTTTTGAAAGTCCTACAATGTACCTACAATCATTTGAAATATTATTATCTACTCTAAAATCATTAACAAAGACAAAATTTTCAAATGAATTAAAATTTAAAGAGTCACATCTTCTTCTTCCTCCTCCTGTACCTGCTACATTTGTTGTTTCAAAAGGGGCAATCATAGGTCCGAAAAACAAATCTGAACTGTTATTCTGAACAATGATTACATTTGTCTGTCTTACTGGGGTATATGAAGAACCGTATGCTCCATTTGAGGGAGGCACTGCCCATCCTAAAGCGTTTTCTAAAATTTCTGTTTCGAGTACATTTGAAATTTCAAAATCAATAGCATCTAAAGCGTTTTGTGTAGCACTACCAATTATTGTTTGGTCTACATAAGCTCTTGTTTGCCACGAGACTAAAAATAAACGATTTACAATATATCCAACCCCATAAGAAACTCCTCCTATAACTGCAGTTCCTTGAACAACTCTCACTGTAAAACCAATCCCAGAAGCTACAGGAGTAGGGTCTGTAAATGTAGTTGCTCCTCCTCCATATTTAGTATAATTTTGATAGTTTGCAGCAGTTACGGTTCCAGTAAGAGCTATCTCTTTCCACTGCAGTCCATCAATTTGTCCTTGAAAATTTCCAGTTGCTTCTGAAACACTCATCCCTGAATTTACAGGCTGATTAACTTTTACAATAGTTCCTACACCGTCAACAGCTGGGTCAAATGAACCGCCTCCACCAGAAGCTCCACCACTCAACAACTGCATTCCATATACAGGCGAATATTGGAAGATTGCCTTTGTTTTAGCAGCTAAAACAAAATCGAGTTCATCGCTAAAATTAAACAAGATGTCAGCAGTGCCCGTGTTATGCTTTAAAGTGATTGAATCATCAGAAGAATTGTATAAGAAAAACAATTTCCCGGCAAACAAATGTTCGTGATCGGCCGGTATTACAAATCCTTCCATTTCAAAAGCTCCAACTATAAAAATAAAGTTGGCACGTCCGTCAGCCGGAAGTGTTATTTCCAAAACTTCTTCAGTGATTCTTTGCTCAAGAAGATATGCTTTTTTGTAATCATCCGAGCCAACAATTGGTTCATCGGGTTCACCAATTACAGTACCACTTGAAACAAAGCGAGTTAAGTAAACAGTTCCAGGTGGCGTTGGTGGATCAATCGGTAAATCTTCAGTTGCGTCACCTGCAATTATTTGAAAGGTTTCATCATCTTTCCCCACAACAACATAAGCACGGTTAAAACCTACTGTTTCTGTTGGTATAGCACTTGTTTCATAAGTAGCTGCTGTTTTCAACACACCTGCTATCTTCCAAACCCAACCGGCAAAAGTATATTTTCTTGTAGAAACATTTAAAACCGAAGTTCCTGCCGTAACAATACCATCAGCAACAGACGAACTGCTTAACAACTGACCCAATGTATGTGTGACATCATCACCATCGGGCGTGACACCGTAAATAATTGTGCCTGCATTTACTTCATCCGCAGGAGTTATACCAGGAAGCGTTATTTCATCCATTAGTTCTTAATTGTTTATTAGACATTGTTTTGATTCTTTGACCCGTCATTGTAATAATGTATCGATACACTACAACGGTTGACGTTCTCCATTTTTTCGGCGTAAAATTAATTACGTGTATAGTGTTGTTTGTTGGCATGTTATACAGCAATTACATCGTTTGCACCTACATCGTTTATAATATAAAAATCGGTTACAGCAATGGGTTTACTAAAAGTTACTTTACATTCAATGATGTTTGTAATTGTAAAAACTTTGCCGTTGCCCGAAATTTCAATTCCTATTTCTTCCAACGCTGTTAATTCAGCAGGGTTAAAACCTTGATCATAAAAAACATTCACTTCACGAAAAGCTCCGGTTGTAAATCCGGGAACTTCAAAGCGAGCAAGTATTACATCGCCGGCTGTTAAAGCTGTTCGTGGTGCGGTTGTATCTTCTTCATCACGCACATAAGAATCGGTTAAACGAAAGGTTTTTACATCTCGCGAGATATCCCACACCAGTGCATTTTCTTCAATTTGCCAGGTGTAAAAATCCAAAAGCCCCGCCAAATCTTCTTTATCACCCGCCGATAAATCGGCATAGGTAGTATCTGTTACCGTTGGAGCTTCGGCAGCATAATTGTTTACAAACTGTATCGTTGTAAGATTGTTTATTGTTAAACGATCTAACTTCTTATTCATCGTTATTACCAAATCACTCATAGCTTACATCGGTTAAATTTTCATATTTAAACTCACGACCGGAAACAGAAGTTTTTCCGTTAAACAAATCGAGCGTTAAACGTGTATTGATAAAATTTCTATTCACATCTTTATAAAAAAAGCTTTGAATTTGATCCGGCCAAACAAGGTCTAAAAACGTGCCTTCCATTTGAAATAGTTGTTCCGGACGAACGCAATGGCACGCCAACACAATTGATTGTAAAAAAGTTTGCGAATTACCCTGACCCACAATTCGCCACAACACGCGGTTGTTTAGATTTTCGGTTGGATAGTTTGATAAAGCCATTTTCAATACATCACCCGCTTCAATTTTTGCAGAAGCTTTGTAATCATCAGGAATAACAACACCCTGATCAAAAGCAGATATGTAATGCACCACTTGTCCGCCTGCATACTCACGACCATACCAGGAATAGAAATGTTCTTCATCACCGGAAGCTCTTACCACAAACATCGATTTCAATCGACCTTCTTTAAACATCATTTTAAAAACATTTGAAGTAACGGTGTAAAACAACCAGTTTTGCACAAACAACACATCGCCGTTAGGGAAACTATGAATTCCGGCATTTGCCGATTGTGGACCTACAGTAATTGTTTCTTCATAAGGCGTTAACTGCGTGCCTAATCCAATGTTGTTTTTTATTGATTGATCAGGCGATGAAATAAAGTTTATAGGGATTGATAATGTATTGGTATAATTTACCGGACGCGTTCCTTTAATACCATCAATTTCAGGATTAGAAACTATAACTTTAAAAGATTTAACTTCAATTTCAAATTTTCTTTCAACAACCGAAGCACCTGTTGGAAAATAACCTATTGCTGCTAAAAACCTTAAATTACAAAAACCATTCTCTGAAACAAAAAAACTTCTATCCAATTTTAACTCACAGGTTGTTATTAAAGAATTTTCCTCTTGATACCTATTAGCTTCTTGAAACACCCATTGAAAATGCAATGCAGCAGAAATTGTAGGTCTGTTTGAAACAATTTCAATATTGTTTTGAATCAATTGCACAGGAACAAAACTATTGAGCATTTCATAAAAATCAGGTTCTAAATTTGGAATAGTGCCTAATGCTAGCGAAGTGTAACTTGTTGTTCTTTTAAAAGTCAAATTGATTTCTACCTTATATCTTAAATTTGCATACAAGAAAAAAGGCGTAAATAAATCTATATAATTAAGTAAAGATTCCGCTTCTAAAACATTATAATGCGGGTTACCTACTAAACTTCTTCCGGTGGTATAAATAAACTTTGACTTTTCGGCATTCAACGCAATTTTTGTGCCGGTGCTTTTCCAATAATTCATCAAAGCAGTTGATGCCGAAGTGGTTATAAACTCGCCATTTTCATAATTCAAAAAGAAGTTTTCTTTTTCCACTACATCTTCAGGAAGAATGTTTTTATCGCCTTTGTAGCTAAAAGCAGCTTCAACAGTTTTCCAGGGTGTCATTGCAGAAAAATTCAAGTTTCCGGCAACGGCTGGCGGTTGTACTATCTCTTTTGTAATGGTGTTTTGACCTTCATAAACACCGTTTTCATCAAAAAACAAAGCCATGCCGGTTGTTTCGTTTTTGCGGGTTACGCCATCAATATTCCAGTAACCTTTGTAGCTGTAGCAGGTTAGTACATTACTAGCCAACACTTCGGTAAGGATTGTGTAAACATCGGTTAGTTTATCGCCATCAACATATTTTAATAAGTCAAGGTTTAATGTTTGCCATCCAAAACCTGCCGCAGCAGGAACGATTGACGGACGAATAATCATTGGTTGCGAAACGCCCGTTAAAGCGAATAATTTCGCCAATAGGATTCCAATGTTATAACGTTGGTAATACTCCCAAGGTTTCAAGAATTTGCCTTTTAATGAAGCCAACATATCAATTGCCTCAAAGTTCACAAACAAATTATTGTTCGTGTATGGTTCGCTCATTAGATCCGGTAGCAAAAAGCCTTGCCACAACAAACGTGTTTGATCTTCGGCTTCATTCAATGCGTTTAAAACTACTTTGAAACGGTTTTCATCACCGGTAAATAAATGCAGGAAATGTGCGTCGCCAAAATCGGGCACTCGCATATCAAACTTTAAATTACTGGTAAAAAGCGGTTCGTAAATATCATCGCCACTTTCATACGACAACACAGGTGCGTTGCTTCGAGTGACTTCTACATCCAAAGGCATATCGTTTAGGTAGGTGTCAACGATTTGAATTTGCAAATGCTTCATTTCAAACGTATCTACAGGAACCACCGGAGGATTAAAAGTGTAGGCTTGGGCTGTAACAGAAAAAGCACTAGCGGCGTTTGATGTTACGTTTAAAATATAAACTGCCTGATTTGTAAAGTTGATTGTAATTACATCGGCCGCCATGCTAAAGGTCATGTTACCATCCTGATCATTGGCAACCAAATTGTTAAACAAATTGGTTAGTGTTGCCAAACTATCGCCTGTAATTTGCACCCATGACGATGATGGCGGCGTTCCGTAGGTAAAAGTTTTAGATATAGTTTTGCTGTAACCCAAATCGACATTAACCACAAAAAAAGAGAGCACGGCATAACTACCGGGCAAGAAATCAATATCTATTTTTATACGGTTGGCATCCATTATTTACGACGGTTATTTTTTGTGGCGTTACGGTCCATTATGATTCGAAGTTTGTCGCCATCAATTACTATATCACTAACACCCACATTTACCATTGCAGCATCACTATCAAGCATTCCATACAATGCCTGTTGTTGTTTGTTGTTTAAGATTAATTCACCACTGTTTACACGGGCTAGTATTTTATCGCCGTAGTAGGAAGAACCACCCACGATACCACCATCGGCAAATCGTTGAAAATCCTGCGGAACTGCCGATTTGATAATCGTTCCAAAAGCCACTAATGCAATACCGGCAGCAATTGCCACCAAAGGCGAAGAAAACGAAGCTTGTATCGCTTGCATGGTTACACCTATTTGAATAGCTGCTTTACCTAATTGGATCACTAAATCACCAATGGAAGTCAAAAGAAATTGACCTATATCTTTAATTCCGGCAGTACCCGTAACTAACCCGGCAATAATTTCACCAAAACCAACCGCAAAATTTTCGACACCTTGCTCTAGTATAGAAGTGAATGAATCACTTATTTCCTGATTCATCAATGCAACTCGTTGAGCCGCCACATCGGCTGCATCAACAATATTGGTTAATAATTCAGGTGTTTTAATTAATGACGCATAACCTTCTTGTTCTATTTTTATTTGAAGCTCCAGGCCTTCAATTGCTTTTTGAGCCGCTTGCCAGGTTTCGGCAGTTGTAGAAATTTCGTTTTGAAACTCACGGAGTTTAGATATTTCGGCTTCGAGAGCGGAAATAGTTCCATTGGAAGTTGCAGCGGTTGGAGCCGTAATAGCGGTTAATTTTTGACGCTTTGCCAACTCTGCGGTTCCAGCCGCAATTTCAGTATTTAATTCTTGCGTGCCGTTTACGATTCCTTCCAAAAGTTCTTGTTCCTTTTGGTAGTAATCATTGATTATTTTACCACCTAAAGTAACTTTGTCTTTTAAAGCTTGCAAACCTTGCTGCTCTAAAGCGGTAGAGTTAGATCGCAACTTCGCTTCGCGAGCCAACAAATCTTCTTTTGCTTTTAACTGACCTAATTCTAAAGCAAAACGTTTGTTTGCTAAAGCTTTTAATTCAGCTTCGGCCGCTTCAACACGGAATTTCTTTAACAAAGAAGCCGTGTAATTATCAATAGAAGTTTTTGCTTTATCGGTGTTAATCGTTTCTAAAGTAAGATTCCCTAAATATTCCGGCGATAATTTATTGATTGCTTTAATTGCGTTTTCACGTTCTATTTTAGATTTCGTTTCGTCACGTGCCACTTTCAATAAACGGTCTAATTCCACACGTTCTTTTGCAACGCTGTCAGCCGCTTTTTGATTGACACGTTCTAGGGTTGAAACACTTTTTGCCGCTTCATCATTTGCAGAAGAAAACGCATACAACGCACCTAAAACCAAACCAATTGCCACAGCAATAGCACCAATAGGATTAGCGGCAATAACAGTACTGAAAGAAATGAACGCCGCTTTTACAGCTGCAAATCCTGCAATCAAAGGAGGTACAAAAGTTAATATAGTTCCAAAAGCTAACAACAACGGACCAACAACAGCCACTAATCCAGCAACAACAACAATCGTTGTTTTTGTGCCTTCGCTTAGATTTCCAAATCCTTTAAAAATTCCGTTTAAAGAAGTGATCAACTTTGTAAATGCCGGTAGTATAATTTGACCAAATTGGTTGCCTAATTCTTTTAAACGTTCCTGGAATACACGCATTTGGTTTGCAGCTCCGCCACCGGTTCGGGCAAAGTCGCCTTGTGCGTTGGTTGTTTTATCCATAACAAAGGCATAACGAAGCTGTACTTTTTCGGCCTGTGTCATTTCTTTGATTGATTTTGTAATGCCTTGCGTTAAGGCAAATTGTGCCAAATTGGCTTCGGTCATTACAATTCCTAAAAGTTTTAAGGATTCGGTTTCACCGGTAAACACACCGTTTAAAGCGGTGGTTGCTTGCTCGATTCCGATGTTTTTAAAGGAAGCCAAATCACCAGCCAAACCAACTAACGATGTAGATAGGTTTGCTGCTTCCTGTTGCGGCAATCCCATTGAGGTTGCCATATCACCAAAAAGAGCCGCCATATCTAATGCGGTGCCTTCAGCTATTCCAAAAGATTCAAGGGAGTTTTTTGCAAATTCTTTAACCGATTCGTTTGATGATCCAAAAGCAACGTTTACTTTGTTCATGGATTCTTCGTAATCGGATGCCATTTTAACGGATGCGGCTCCGGCTGCTAAAATAGGAAGCGTGAAGCCTACTGCCATAGCTCCACCAATTTGCTGCATTTGCTCTCCGGTTCGTTTTAAATCACGTGCAACAGTCTGCATTTCAGAGCTGAACTGTCTTAAATCTGCACTAAACTTAATATTTATTTGAGCCAAAGAAGCCATTTATACATTTTTTTAGGAATGTTTAAAATTAGCAGTACGGCTTTGAATGATTGCGGAATAAAGTTCGAATTGTTTTACTAAATTTGTAAAATGAAAGTTTTTATAAAAGATCTTTTGAAGTTTCTATTGATAGCCGCTGTTTTAAGTTTGGGCTATCTGCTTTTTGTTTTATTTATTTATTTTTTTATTAGTAAATAAAAAACCCGCGAGCGTACTCACGGGTTTTAAACAAACAAAAACTAAACTCAACATCTATTTTTATTCTTCTTTTGAAAGTCGTATTGCTTCCAAAAATTCATTGCTTGCTCCAATTCTTTTTTGGTTTCTTCGCTGTCTAGTTTAACAGCTTTTTCTTGGGCTTGCAATTCAAACTCAAACTGCATAATGTCTTTTTCTTTTAATCGTTTAGAATAGGGTGCCAACGAAGCCCACATTAGTTTGCGGGTGAGCAACAAACGTTCCTGACTATCGGCATCGCGAATGTTTACAAATCCTTCACGCAAGGCAAAAAACTCCAAAGGTGTGTATTCGTAAAAATCGGATAAACGGATGTTCATTTCGCCACACATCACCAACAGATCAGTAAAGGTTAATTCGCGGTCGTCTACTTTTTGACCGCCTTCAACTTTCCCGGTTCTACATCGGTTTTAGGTTTAGGAAACGAAGCGATGAAGCTGCTCATAATTGGCCCCATTAATTCCTGGTTGTTAAACACCCAGTTTGCCACATCGGTTTGGTCAAGATCTTCAATAGAAAGTTTGTTTTCTTTATTGGCTACGATGGAACCAATAACCAAATCGGCCAATACCGTAAACGAATCAAACGGGATTTCGATATTTGCCAAATCTTCTTCTTTCAAATTATCAAAATCAATGTTTGCCGCCCAGGTCATCGAACTCATCACTTTTTTAAACACCGAGTTCACGCCTACCAAATTCCACATCTTACCTAAGATGAGAAAAACTCCGAACCCAAATTTGAGCTCGAAGTTTTTATTATCATAACTGATTTTCATGGTTACGCTCCTACAACAAACGCAATTAACTGATCAGTATATCCGTTGGCGTTTGTTACACGCAACGTTGTACCTAAGTAAGTTCCCACAGGTCTGCCAATAGTCCAGGAAATTAATCCGGTTGTAGCATTGATTGTGATTCCGGCAGGTGCAGGTTCGCCCACAAACGCATAGTTTGTTGGTGAGTTTGAAGCTGTAGTTGCTCTAGTTCCTGCTGCTGCTGCACTAATTGCAACATTGTTAGAAGAAGAAATCACAGGAAGTGGTCCTACTGCTGCTACTCTTTCCAATTCAAAATCGCCATCGCCTTGAAATGCGAAATCACCGGTTGCAGATCCTTCAGTTGCAGCGGCAACGTTTGCAGAAGAAATGTAAGCAAAACCGGAAATAACAGCATCACCAAATTCAGCAGTCGTAAACTGAACTGAAACACGTGTTGCGTTTTTAAACTTGGTTAACACTTCAAAGAAATCTGTTTGGGTGGTGTTTGCCACATCTTTGTCGGCAAACAAAGTGTTTGCTGTCAAACTCCAATCGTAGTTTCCGGGAGTGTTAATGTTACCGTTGGTATCTTTTGTTGCGATACCTTCAAAATTTCTCGTAGTAGAGAAATTACATTCTGTTGAGTGAAGAATACTTTCATCATCAACAAAGATTCTAAGGTTTTTACCTTTATAAATTTTTTCAGCCATTGTTAATCAATTAAAAAATTAATACTTGTGTACACACTTTTATCTTCTTCGGAAAACTCAACGGTTGAGTTCACATATCGAAAATCGTTGTTGTTTCTTACGGAAGGTAATATTGCATCGTGAAAGTCGCACGCGGCACGATAACCTTCTTCGGAAAACCAAAAAAACACGGTACAATCAAAACGGTCTAATCCGTCTTTGGTTATAGGTGTTTGAAAATTGATTCTATAGGTTGTAAAAGGAAAATCAGTATTCGCCAAAGCGAACAACGGAAATATTTTATCACCCATAGTTGCAGCGAAAACCGAATTGTTTTCGAAAAACGCTGTTATTATTTCACCTGCTTTAAGCATTAGATAGTTTGTTTATGCGACGCTGTATAAAAGCGGCTGTTCGTTTTTCTGCATCGGTTGTTACTCGCCCTTGCGTTTGAGCATACGCCCGATCCATAAATTGATTGGCTTTGGTTTTGCTTTTTGCAAAAGCATTGTTTGCCCCTTTTTTGCGTTTACGTTTAAAACCTTTTGCATAGATATTGTGTCCTTCATGCACCCAAGCACCATAAAAACCATCGTAGGTTCCCCTTGCACGTGGTCCAACGTATACGGTTGGATTAATTCGCGAACCACCTTTTTTACCTACAATATCACCAATAGATTTAGAGAGGTTTCCGGGTTGTATTGTTTTCTTGGCACGCGTGCCACCGGAAATAGTGTGTTCCTTTTTTGAACGTGGTGCCGTTTGTCTAGCTGCTGCAACTGTTGGTTTTGCTACTTGCCGAAGAATAAGAATCATTTCACGCTTCTTATCTTTGTCGTTTGCGAGCTGTTTAATTTTACTTTCGAGCTCTTTAAAACCTGCTACATCAACTATTAACTTAGACATAATTTCTACAGATTAGTTCTAAATATTGTCGCCTTCCGATTGTTTTAATGTTGGTGATTTCAAATTTTTGTGAGCCATCAACCAACACATAATTCAAACCGTTTGTTGCCACTTGATCGTTGTGACGAATCATGTAGGTTCTGTTAACCAGGTGTTTTACTTTTCCTTCAATATCTTCGCTACCGGAAACATCTTTCATCATTGATTGAGCCATGCAAACTTCTACCTCTGTAGTTATTTGCTCACCCACACTATTACGAACAACGGTAAGTTGCACGATTTGAATGCGGCGGTCCAATTGTCCGATATAAGGCGTTTTTTCCATTAGAACATTTTGTAAGGTCTAAGTAATTTATCTGCAATTGTTAACGGTACTTCCATGCGATCTTCACGACGTTCGTACATATCGGAAATCTTTAATAAAACCGCTTGAATAACCGGAGGCGGAATTGTATTGGCAGTTAACCCCGCAGCCAATACAATTGTAACCGCCTTGTTATTCTTTATGGTTTGTGGAAGATCATCCGCAAAAGCAATTGTATATTGTTTTCCGTTTTTCAACAACAGTTCGTATTTATCGGATGCCAAAGTAAGTTCGGCACTTCCATCTTCAGGAAGATATCTAACAGCTGTTATCGAACTAACGGGATATTGTTCCAACACTATTTCCGATTCAAATTCAGAATAATTTAATGTTACAACTGCCGGGTTAATAAACCCACCGGTGTAGTTTTCTGAATCTTTGATGGCAGCATCAATATAGGAACCAATTAACACATCTTCAAATGTGTAACTGCTTTCTAACCGTAGTTGACTTTTGGCCAAAGCCAAAGAAACTACTGTTAAATCACTGCCGGGAACTATTGTTGTGTTGGTTAACATTTTTTATACAATTTCTTCGTCGATTACTTCAGTGTCGTCAGCTGTTACACCAGATTTGATGGCACAGTAGCCTTCTTCTTCCATTGCTTCAGCTAATAGAACATTTACTTCACCCACATCGCCTTTTGTATAAGCTAAATTGAAACGCCCTGTTGGCGTTAGTAAAAACTTAACCGTTACAAAAACACTTTGTTTACCTTCATTCAAAGCTTCGAGAGCTTCGTTTACCGATGCAATTGCTTTTTCGCGAACTTCTTCGGAAGCATCTTCCGCTAGTTCAGCTACTACCTTAGCCGCTGCATTATATTTTTTAGTTAAACCAGCCAAATCAATGGCTGGTTTTTCTGCTTTTTTACTCATGATTAAAAACTATTAAGTAGTTAACCAGTCTTTTACAACTGAAAATGCTTTTGGTTGACGGATTAAGATATCCAAGAACGTGTTGAAAGTGATTTCAACATAACCTTCTCTTTTGCGTGAAAACTCATCTACAGATAAATCTGCAAAGCCCCACTGACCGATGATCATTTGTGAGAAATCGCCAAAGATACCAGCCGAACAAACTGCACCCGAACCACCTTTTACAAGGTTTGAAGGCACGTTGTTTGATTGCCAAACAGGATAACCGTTTGCAGTACCATCGGCAGACAACAGATAACCCAAATCACCAGCTTCATGTTTGGTGGTTTTTAATTTTCCGCGAGTTACAGCGTTAAATAAATAACCCATTCTTGCAGAATTTGCGTTACCAACATACACACCCGTTTCTAAAGCTACCATGTGAGCCCATGTAGGAGCAGCACCACTAGCACCAGCAGCCACCAAGTTTGTACCGGTAGTAACCAAAAGACCTTCAGGAACGCCACCTGTACCAGCACCGTTGATACCAGCAACATCAATTGCTTGTCCTACTGCTGCCATAATTTCTTCGACAGTGTATCGCTCTAAAGAAATTGACGATTGAAGGATGTTTTGCAATGCGATAGGCACAGAAACAGCTAAACGTTTTGGTGTCATTGATTTAGAAGCATAAGCGTTTTTGCTGTTTGCAACATTGGCAACCTCACCTTCCCAAGTTGCAACGATACCACCATTGTTTACAGGGAATTTCAAGTTACCTTGTAAACCTGTAAGATATTGAGCACCCGCAGCTTCTAACATTGGAGTAGGACGAAGGAATTCGATTGGGCTTTGAGTTTCTGTAGAAACCAAGTTTGCACCAAAACCACCTGCATCCTGTGTTACGGTTTGACCGTCGGCACGTTTTTCAGCTAATGGCACTGCTAACCCTTCGATAGTGATACCAGCTTCCATTGCACGCTTGGTAGCTTCTTGGTGAAACTCTAATTCTACACCCGAAAGTGCAGCACCACCATTCATTTTGCTACGGATAGCGGAGTGAATTGAGTAGCGTTTTTTCATTTTTTCAACTTCGCGAGCTTCTGCACCACCAGTTGCGTGTGTTACAGGTTTTGCTGTTAAATCTGCGTGGCGAGCTTCGGCAGTTTCTACTTCTAAAGCTTTGCGAATGTCATCGTCAAGGCCTTTAATTTCATTCTCTAATGCTGAAAATTGTGTTTGTTCATCATCGGAGAAATCTCTGGTTCCTGTTTCTGTTTTGATAGCAGATAACAGTTTTCCCTGAGCTTCTACTTTTGAAGCTCTTTGTTGCTTCAGAAAATCTGATTTTTTCATTTTTAAATACGATTTTTGTTAAACATAAACTGAGCTTCATTCATAGTAAGCTTTCTTTTTTGAGGTTCTTCAACCTCTATGGTTGTAGGTTTTGGATTCAATTCTTCTTTGACTGAATCTAAACTTCTTTTTGCAACTTCGGTATCGGCATATGCCGGATAGGTAACCGGTGACACATCGTATAATCTTTCAAATTTTACGATTTCACGCAGTTCCAATTCGCCTTCTTTTTCAATCCAGCGTTGTTCTTTAATTTTGAAAGCGAAAGATGATTGCGAAACATCGCCGTTTGCGATAGCGTTTTCCAAATCTTTTGCGTAGGATCTGTCAGGTGTTGTGTAACGGTATTTTAAACCACTTGCATCAACCCAAACTGTCAATGTGCCTTTGCCTTGATTGGACCGTGCTAAGATTTGATTTGGATCATGATTAAATAATGCACGAATGTCATCTTGCAACACATCATCAAACGCACCGGGAAGAATCTTTTCGCGAAACTGCCAATAGGAACCAATGGTGGTTTCGGAATTAAACTTTGCGGCATAACCTTCGACCACACCACCTTCTTCGGCATCTTCACGTTTTTCAAAACGCACTTCGGAATCGAAAAAACGTCTTTCGGCTCCGTCTATACTTTTGATATAATCTTCTGTTTTCATTTTACTGATTATTAGATTCTTCTTTTTGATCTTCTATAATTTGATTGGCTACAGATAACGCCTGCATGTTTACCGGTTGCAACGGTTCGTCTAATCCTTCAATCGGGTCGGCATCTTCCCAGGCTCTTACTTCATTTCGTGTGAAAGCACCGGCATATATCATGCTGGTGTAGTAGTTTCTTTTTGCTTCCATATCGCCACGCAACAACACTTTTTCGTTGAATTTCACGTAGTAACCTTCGGCATTATTTTTAAAGAATAATTTGCGGTTTAATTCCTGCTCAAAACGAATGATCCACGGCAATAAAGAATCCTGCACATGCTCGATTGATTGGTGCTGAATGTTTGTGAATGTTGCGTTATCCAGGTGTTTCAATTTGTGTGGTGCGATGTTTAACCAACGACATACCTCGATAACCGCATTTTTATCGGTTTCTAGGAATTGAGCCTCGGCAGGTGTGATGGAAATGCTTTTGTATTTCATTCCTTCATCTAACATTGGCACTTTGAACTTAGATTTTGCGGACATTTTAGAAGTGAAACCATCTTCTAAAATCTTTTTATTGGTGGCATTTACAGCCAAATCGGATTCGATTACACCGTAACCAACGCCACGATCTTTGTAGATATCTGATTGGTAACTTTTAGCATCTAAAATAACGCCCAAGTTTGCAGCTGCAAACGTGATGATTCCAACACCCACGATTCCATCAAAGGAAAACCCTTTGAAGTGCAGCATGTTTGCCGATTCGATACGGCGACCTTTGTACATGTAGTAAATGCCGTTATCGATAGTGTACACTTTTACATCATCGGATTTACGGTAAATTATTGATTCTTCACGACCGGTTAAGGCATTGCGAACAATTTCGCCGTAGCCATTTCCTTTGAGAATAGCCGAAATTTGAATGATTTTCCAAAAGTCGAAGGAAGTCATTAACGCATTTGGCTCGGAAGATATCAAATAATTGGCAGGATGATCTGTTGATACAAATCGTTTGAGGCCTTCTTTTTTGTAGATGTGTTTTGGGAGCTTTGCAATATCGTTTGATATTTGGTCAACGCCATTGTAAAAAGCAGAAATAGTAAACGATGTTGTACTATTTGCCATTGTTCCCTCGGTTGTAACGCCAGGCATCCCGAAGAAACCGGAATATAAACCACCAAACGCTTCACGCGGACCTTGCCAAGCCCTAGTGTTGATTTGTGGTGGTGAAAACAGATTATTAAAAATACCCATTACTACTTTTTACGGTAAAAGTAGCATGAGCATTTTGGTTGATTGCGGAATAAAGTTCGAATTGTTTGTTATTTAGGTTTTTAGTTATTCTAATTTTTTAGTTTTTATTTACATTCAAAATCATTCTATAAAACACCAACAATTCGATGATCATTAAAATATAAATGATGATTTGCCGGAAGAAGTGTTTTTGTATGAAGGTCCAATCGAGCAGTAACGATGTTGCCATGACGAAGGACAACCCGAAGATGATGATAAGCAGGGATATTAAATTTTTATTTTTCATTGGAATAAAATTTTTTTAATGTTTTTGAAAATGAATCGTAGGACGAATAGCGGTATTCTTTAAAATACTCAAAATATAAATCATTGACCGCGTGAAAGCATTCTGTATTGTTACCGTATTTTTTTAAGGACCTAAAATAATAATCATAAAACCCTTGTGTTGTTGCGAGTTGTCGCATTTCGTCGATTTGCTTTTGTTGCTTTTCGATTTCCGCTTTTTGAAGTTGTTCCAGGTGTGTCATAGGTTAGATATAGATTTCAGATTCGTCCATTGGTTTACTATATTTTGATGTTTGCACTTCGGGCGACATTGAGCCACCTAATGCCATGATTGCCGCCACAATTCCATCGACACGGCGACCGTTGGCGTGGCTTTGCCCTTTGTGAACTTTGTAATTTTCGTTGGCATCGCGATAAATTACGCAGCTTGCCAACATCCATGCTAAAACCGGATTGCCATCATGCAACAATTTGCCATCGTACACGAGTTTTTCGAACTCTTTTGTTGGTCCGGAAATGGTTCCGATTGCTTGCGAAAAATAGGAAACTTCGATTCCTTTTTCCATAAGGTTTTGAACGATTTGTGTGGCATTCCATTTGTCAAATTCAATGCGGTTTATTTTAAAATCGGGATATACTTCGCAAATTTTATCTTCAATATAGGCATAATCAACTACGTTTCCGGGTGTGGCTATCATGTAGCCGGCATCGACCCAGTATCGATACGGAACGCGATCTTCTTTTGAACGACGATCTACCGTATCTTTCGGACAGAAAAAATAAGGGTTAATGTACCGGAATCCCTTTTCATCGGGTTCGGAAACGATTACAAATGCCGAAATATCGGTGGTACTCGATAAATCGACCGCTGCAAAAGATGTGTTCTTGGTAAATGCTTCCAACGGCAAAGTAGCGATTTTATTACGCATCCAAATCTCGTTTGGAATCCAAATTTGTGGAGCATCGACCCACATGTTTAGATGTTTGGTTTTGAAGTTTGGAATCTTTGAAGGTTGGTTAACGCATTTTGTAAACTCATCGCGAATGTTGTCGATTTCCAAGCCGATACCTAACAACGGATTGGCTTTTATCCAGTTGGTTTCATCTTGCCAGTCGTCATTTTCATCCATGTCGTGAATCATGATCCAAAGGCGGTCGTCTTTTTTGCGACCTTCGAGGACTTCAATCACTGAATCTTCGTAGTTTTTACAAACCGAAGCGGTGTTTACACCGGCTGTAGTGATGTGATATGTGATGGGTTGCAACCGTTGAACTGCTGATGATTCGAGGTTTTCTTTCACACCATCGGTTGCATGAGCGTGGTATTCGTCGATAATTGCTAAATGTGCGTTAATTCCATCCTGTGTTTTACTATCGCCACCCAACGGACGCATAAAACTGTTTAACGGGTCGAAAATAATTTTGTTTTGCAACGTGCGAAAGCCCATTTTCTTTAAATTCGGGTTTGCACAAAACGAATCGATAAAATCTTTGGCAGCACCCCAACAAAGTTTTGCCTGTTCTTCTTTTGTGGCTCCAACATACACCTGGGCTTTGACTTCTTCATCAAAACTCATGCAGTATAATGCCAATCCGGCCATTTCGGCGGTTTTACCGTTTTTCTTGGCCCGTTTGTCGTAAACGGTTTTGATGCGGCGTTTTCCGGTGGCATCTTTCCAACCAAACAGATTATACATAGTGAATTGTTGGAACGGAGCGAGCTCGAAGGGTTTTCCTGCCATTTTTCCTTCGACATGGTTCACAAATTTCGGGAAGAAATTTACGGCGAACATTCCGGCATGGTGATCTAATGTGAATCCGTCGGTTTCGGCGGTTTCAATCCATTGATAAAAGCGTTCAACGGCGAGTTTTATTTTTTTTCCGGTAACGATAGAGCCGTTGCGAACGGATTCGGCGTATAGAAAAGGTGTGGATTGGAGTTGTTGGGGTGTTGGTTGCATTTATTAAAGCTGGTTAAATAGTTGGCATTGCCCTGATTTTGATTTAACAATTTTTACTAATCTTGATTTATGGAAACCAATTTTGGTTCCGTATTTATTCACACCTGTGAAGTACATAAATTCATTTTCGTCAATTATTTCAGATTCTTGTAGAGCTACTTCGCCATTTTCATCATAAGAATTATAAAGAACTACATCACCAATTTCGGCTTTGATAGGAAGATTAAATAAATACTGATCTGTTATCGGGTTTTTCATAATCTAAATTCTTTTGTTGTGTTTTTTCTTTTTGCCACTTTGACACGGTTGTTAAGGACCAGGTCGATATAATCTTCCAATACAGTTTCTAAATGCACGCTTTCAAAGGTTTCACTAATGGAAGGCATTTTTAGGAACCAGTATTCACCACAGTTAGAACCGGTGATGATAAATGCAGCTCCACGGGTTTCGCTGTAGAGTTTTCGAGCTTGTTTTAACAGGGATTCGAGGTGTGACATTTTATTCGTTGGTTTCTGTTTCGATTGGGTCGGATTCTAATTCTTCGATTATTGAATATTTTTTTTCAAAATCGGCAATTAAATAACGATCATATCCTTTATTATTTTCCCAAATTACAGCAAGTGTCAGTTTAGTCACTTCGATAATTTTTACTTTATAAATTTCGGCGGAGTAAGCCCGGCCTTTTTTTACGATGTAAGTGCTGCCTTCTTTCATTTTTTGTAAATTAAATAGTTATTATTTCAAAATTTTTACGGATTACCGTATCTACTTTATTTGAAAGCTCGTTAAAGTAGGTGCCGGATGTGATGTTTTTGGCGGTGTAAACTTCTTCGAGCATTCTTTCGCAATGCGGGATGATTTCTTGTGCTTTTTGTTTTAAATCTAAAGCTGCGGTGGATGATGCGTTGATATCTTCCAACGATTCAACCAACAATGCCGATAATACAGCAATGCGGTGGGATGTTTGTGCAAATTGTTTTGGGTTCATTAGATAAATAGTTTTAAGATTAAAAGTCCGGTTACAGCTCCGGTTCCGGCACCGGTTGCGTATATTAATTTGGCAGCCCTGGTTGATACGGATATTTTTGACACATTGAAACACCACAATAGCGATATCAAAAAGGAAACTATAAAGATTCCGAGCCATATTAATTGGGTGATCATGTAGGTGTTGATTGCTACTAAGCCGATTTGAAAGAAAGAGGTGAAGAAGATTTTCATGTTTTTTTTTTTAGATTATTTGTTTTTTTTAACGTTGGATTGGCGAGATTAAAACCATCGCCAATCCGGGCGTTAGCGGAAATTCTTTATCCTGCGTTCCCACATTTTTGAACGTTTATACCTTGCATACTTTCTGCTCGTTTTCCAAGCGAAGTATTTACCTGATAATTCTTGTCCCCAATTCCAACCAATCCAAGAAGCCCACCAACTGCTTCTAATTTCGTAATCCAAAAAAACGGATAAAGAACTATCCGCTAACACGGGTTTTGCGTCAGCAGGGGTTTCGGTTGTTAATTCAGCTTTTTTCATTCTATTAAACTTTAGTTATTAATTAATCTTTTGTACTTCTAAGCCCTGCCGAACGCAAAGCCCGATAACGTTATGTGAGATTGTTTCAATCGTCATCTCCGACAACATCCTCTAACATTCCTACATAAATATCTCCACAATCTTTTTTAAATGGGATATTGTTTTCATTTAATGCTTTTTCACAGTCACATTGACATAAGCAATAATCAGGTTCTATTTTATTATGACCAATTTCTACATCAGGCATAAATCCAAAATGTTCTTTAAATTGTCTTGGCGTTTCTATTTCTTTTTCGCCTTTGTTTATTACTATAATTCCACACATAATTTATAATTTTTAGTTTTTAATAACCCGTCCAGCTACTAACACACGTTTGTAGCTAGTGGCGGAATCTACGCTTCCGCATACGCCACCATCTACAAGCGTGGGAACGTTGCCGGCAATACTTGTTTAATTTGTGAAAAAGGAATTCCATATTTTTTAGAATTCACAACTACAATACATTTTGATTCATGCCTTCCAAGTGGATCAATACAGATATCTAAAATTTCAGCTGTATGTTCTTCCATAATCATTTCTTCACCTATCCAGGCTTCTAAATCAAATACTACATTTTGTCCTATTTTCATAATAAAAAACATTAAGAATCCTGCTTCACTTTAAAAGTGAAGGTCAATTGTTTCAAAATTTCCATTTGTAATACTTAAATTTTAGCCTCCGTGTTTGGCTTTCATCATTTCTTCAAAAAGGTTTGTTTGGTTAGGATCAACCAAACCTTTCAGTTCGCTTTCTGATTTAGGGTCTAAACCAAAAAGTTTAAAGCATTTTAATAAATCATCAATGGCAGATTTTTTTAAAGTCACTTCTACTGAAATGTTTTCAGCTCCGGAAGAAAACTTTTGTTTGTAACCGCTGCCAAATTTTTCTTTGTTTTTTTTCCGTATTTCGGAAACAGCAAATTGAAACTGGGCCATCGATTCTGCATAAACTTCCAACGCAGGCAAAAACATTTCTTTGAGGCGTTTATTTTTTGCCAAAATTTTACCCATTTTCGAATAATGTTTTTTTGCTTCGTCGCTTAAATAAATTGGCGGCTTCGGAACATCCAACAAATTGTCGGAACCTTTTCCAATTGATACGATTTCTAATGCCATAGCTCTATTGTTTATTAATTAACCCCCCCTTACTTTTAAACCACCGAGTAAAATTGTGAC